GACGCACATTGCCCCGGTTTCGAGAAGCTGGGCGGTTTCGGCGAGCGGCTGCAGGTCGTGTCGGGGGGCGGTGGCGATGAACCGCAGGACGCGCTGGGCCTGGGTAAGCGCGGCCGCCAACAGGAACAGGTCAATGACCGACCGCGACCCGTGAGCTTGGCGCCGTAGTAGCAGCAGCACCCGCATGCCGTAGCCGACGAGGTAAATCGAGGCGCCGTAGTACAGCGCCCGGTACACCTGCAGCCAGCCGTCATCGGGCGCCGTCGACAGGTCGTAGCTGTAGTGTGCGCTCGCGTCGCTGGCGACGAACGCGAACAGCATGAGCGGGATGATCACGGTCAACGGATACTCGACCCATTGCTTGAACGCATAGCCTAGATACTCGTCGTCGGCCAGGCGCTGCAGCACGTAGTACGTAAACGATGCAAGCGCGGCCAGGATGATCACGTGCCCGACGAAATCTTCGATGTGCCAATGCCCAGTCATGTGGTGCAGTACCTTGCCGACCGTATCGGTGGCCGCCCTAGTGAGCAGCGCCATACCGACGAGCAGCAGGGCTAGGGCCGCCGTTGCGGACGGTTCCCAACGGACGCGCCAGGTTTGGCGACGAACGAACAGCGCGATAGTCAATGTCAGCAACGCGAGCATGTGGCACTTTCAAGTGAAGCGGGACAGGGCAAGAACTTTATCGGCGGGCCGCCGTCACACCGACGACACCCCCTTACGCCCCTTCAACTCAGATAGCTTCGGTCGGCTCGTCGTCTTGGGCGTCGTCTTGGGCGCCGCCGTCGTCGTCGAGCCGATCGGAGGGTGGGCGACCAGCCCCTCGGTGTACGCGATGGCCGACGCGTCGCTGATCAAGCCGAACCGTGCAAGTAGGTCAACCTCATTGATGCCGAGGTTTCGCGCCGCCCGAATGAGGTTGTCGGCAGTGATGAGCCGGCGCTGGACACGCTCAAGCCGCTACCCACGCCATGAGTGACGAGGAATTGCGCCTGCGCCGGATCTGGTTCACGGGATTCATATTCGGCGCAGGTTGGGCGTTTCTCCTAGTCCTCCTGATGTGGTTATCGGCGACGCGTGGCTAACTACGGCCAGGGCGGTTCGCGGGCGCTGCGCCGATTCAACGCGTTCATACTCGAGCGCGCCGGGCACCGCTGCCAGATCAACATTGGCGGCGTGTGCATTGGTCACGCTACGCAGGTGGATCACATCAGAAACCTTGCGACGCTGGGCATTCCACGCAATCACGCCGAGGCGCTCGACCCGCACAACGCTCAGGCTGCCTGCGAGCCGTGTCACGAATGGAAGACCGAACGCGAGCGCATCAAGGCGTTGGCCGAGGCCAATCGCAGGCGAGCTGCTGCCCGGCGTGCACGTCTGCGGCGCAAGCCCGAGCAACACCCTGGCGACGACTGAGCACGCAAAGGTGACATGCTCACCGGCTGCCAGCACGCCTGGCGCTTAACGTCATTCGCATGTCCGTTGTGGTGGCCCTGACCCTGCCAGTAGTGGCACTCATGGTTAACGCCGTGGAATTCCTTGCGGGAGTGGTGACCCGCAAGCGAGCCAAGGCGTACCGGACCTCAGTCGCGAGGCCCCACAACGGCACACCCTTTCCCCACGTGCAGAGCGGCAGCACATGGGAGCTACCCGAATTCGCGTGGCCGCCAGCAGCGTCGCAGCGCTACACCATTGATGCGCTGCTCACGTTACGCAATGGGGGGCAGCGATGAGTGTAGTGAGCACAGCAGCCCTACGCTGCGACGACTGCGGTGAAATCCTCACCGCCACAATCAAGGGGCAGCACGAGCAACAGGTGCGCCATACGCGTGAGCAGACCGTGCTCAGCATCGAGCTTGATGCCGAAGCACTGGGCGCCGCTGTGTCGCAGCACCGTGCACGCGGCTGCCCCGCTCGTCACTTCACACAAGTCGAGCTGACCGACAGTGAGGCGTGACGATGAGCAATGACCATGCGCCCGATTGGACGCTACTGCGCAAGATGATGGCCACGGACAACACCCTCATTGCCTAAGCGATCGCCAAAGAGCAAGTGCGCCAAGCGCGTGAGCGTGCCCGGCTGCGCTGGCTGTTCCTCGGTGAGGGCGCATAGCATGGGTGGACAGGCCAAGACACCCGAGGCGGCAGCGGATGCGTTCAAGCGCCTCACCGCCGCAATCAGCCAAGCGGCCGAGGCGTTCGAGCAGTTCGGCATCGCGTTCGAGCGCGCCAGCAAACCCCAGCCCGAGGGGGTGGGGGGTGACTCCCCCGCGTCGTCGCCGGCTACACGGTGCTCATGCCGTCGCAGGCGTTGGCACCGGCTGGCGCCGAGAAGCCCGCCAAGGGCGCCGTCATTCGGTGCCTGACGCCGCGCAAGCTCACCGCCCTGTACGGCGATCCGATCGAGTGGGTACCGGGAGTGACGCCGGTTGACACCGATTGGCCGATCGCCGCACTTGAGGTCAACGGCAACGCTATTCGCCTGTACGACGAGGAAGGCGTGCACTTTGTCGGCGCCTTGCGTGCCCCCAACGAGTCGGTGCTCGGCTGGAAAGACCCCGAGTATTCGCACGTCGACAATTTCCGCTACATCGAGGCCCGCCCGCATGAGGTCGGCGTCTGCCCTGTGGTGCGTTACCGTGACCGCTGGCAGCTCGACGGCGACGAGGTCATGGGCATCATCGAGCCGCTGCTGCAGATTCAGGCCCGCATCGATGAGACGGTGTACGAGTCGCTGGTGTCGCAGTACTTCACCGCGTTCACGCAGCGATGGGTCGCCATAGCGCCCCGGCTCCCGTACGGGTTAGAGGTCCATTTCACCTAGCTAACCCGCCGCGGCCAGCAAACATCAGGCTTCGCGCCGCGACGGGTTGACGGTCAGCCGACGTAGCGACCGTCCATACTTCACCGGGCAATGTACCCCGGCGCGCGACGCGGTAGCGCCCTCGCTGCGTTCGGTTTCAGCGCCTGCCCTCAACCACCACGCCGCTTTCGGATTTCCTGCCGCTTTCGGATTTCCTGCTGCACACGGGTAGCCGAGCGCTGCGCCATCGCCAGCGCGCGCTCAGCGGGGCCGCCCGCCGCGGGCATGAGGCCGAGTTGACGCGAGATGCTCAACATGTCGAACGCGATGCGCAACTTGCACACGCGACCGTCGCGATACTCATGAAAGTCCGCACCGTCGATCTCCCAGCGGCGGCCGGTCGGCGCCAAGCCAGGCGGTTCGAGCGGGCCTGTGTGCGTGGCCCAACCGCGCCAATGGAAGGCGGCGCGCGGCTCACCCGGGATCACATAAGGCCCGCTGAGCAGCTCGAACGTCATGTCCGGAAATGCCCGCCAGCCCGCTTCGAGGAATTCACGTACGTCTGCGTGTCCGCGCATCGGCTTGGGCCGGGCGTCATCGCGATACTCGATGTCTTCGGACATGAGCGCCAGCAGTCGGTCCACCTCATGGGAGTTCCACGCGTCTATCCACCGCGTTGCGAAATCGCGGATCCACTCGATCGACAACGTCGCCTCGCTCGTCGTCTCGGCCTGGGTTCCTGTGCCCTCAGCCGCAGTCGCTGAATTGTTCTCGGACATGCGTTCTCCTTACTGTCGCAGGGCATGCCAAGCGTAACGCTTTCGCGCATTTCGAGCCCCCCGTTCCCCGACTGCCGTTCGTAGCCACGGCAGGCGGCGGCATCCCACTTACCCACCCCGTTCGCTCGTCGGGCGGGGTCTTTTCGTACTGGCAGCTAACGCCTGGCCAAAAGGCATCGGCGCAGATGACAAGCCCAGGAGGCGGTTTTGAGCTATCACGACCTGCGCAGCACCGCCAACGTTGAGCAGCGGTTCTCGTATCACCCGGCCACGACGCCAGAGCGCCAGGCGCAGCACCAGGCCGTGCGCGACGCCTGCAAGCGCCTCGCCCACGCCCTCGACCGCATCGTGCCACCGGGGCGCCATAAGGCCCTGGCGCTGACCGCCGTTGAGGAGTCCATGCACTGGGCCAACGCCGCGGTTGCCTGCCAGGCCGAGCCCGCGCCCGAGCGCGAGCCCTTGGGCGTCGATCCCGACGAGTTGGCCGAGGGCGCCGAGCTGGTCGAGGCGACCCCGACGTTGTGCACGTGGTGCCGACGCCGCCCGACCTGATCGAGCACGTGACCGACAACGGCCCCGTGTGCCCCTGCAACCCGAGGATCGAGCCCCAACGCGGCGGCGGCCTGGTCATCGTCCACAACGCCGCCGACGAAAGGCCCTGATGCTCACCAAGATTCTCGCCGCCATCGCTACCGCGGTGGCCCCGATCATCGCCAAGGCGGTCGCCGACAAGGTGGCCGAGGAATTACCCGAAATCGCCGAGCACGTCACCAAGGCGGTGCTCGACCAGCTCGATGCGAAGCTGCCCGATCTGTCGCAGCTCGACGACCTGGCGGCGCAGATCGTGCGCCAGGTGCTCGACGCGCTGCCCTTCCCGTTCAACAAGTAACCGGCGCCAGGAGCGCCCCCGGCCCCAGGAGGTCGCCGCCATGCTGCCAGGACCAACCCCGAAGCGAGACAGCCAACGCCGCAGGCGCAACAAGCCTGCCAGCTACGGCGCCGCCGATGCTGAGGTCGCAGGCGAGGGTTCAGCCCCGCCGCGCGAGCTGAACATCGAGGACGCGCACCCGCTGATTGAAGACCTGTGGGCGGCGCTACAAGACAGTGTTGAGGCGAAATACTACTCTGACGCCGACTGGCAGCGCGTGCGTATCGAACTGCAATATGGCTCAAAGTTGTTGCGGGGTAACCGCATTCCCGGCGCGCAGTCGTGGTCGACGTTTCAGGCCGGTCTGAACGCGATTCTCGTGTCGGCCGCGGACAAGCGCCGCGTCGGCATCGAGTTGAAGCCCCGCGAGGGCGACGAGGATGACGAGGCCGCCGAGGATGCGCTCGCTGATGTGATCAGCCTAGTGCCGAATACTGGCGCATAATGCTGGCGGCGCCTGCCGCCCGGTTGGACACCATGCCGGGCGGGGAGTTCCTGCGCGGCCAAGACGATGACGAGGCGTTCAAGCGCGCCCTGATGGAAGCCCCGCGGTTAACGCTGGGCTGGTATGCCTACAAGTGGTCGATCAAGTACCTGGTGCAGCCGAACGGGCCGCGCGCCCGGCAGCGCTACACACCGACGCGCCGGCAGCTGCTGTTCTGGCTGCACTGGTACGGCCTGAACGAAGATGGCACGTGGATCTACAACCACGGCGTGCGGCGGCTCGCGAAAGGCTCCGGTAAGAGCCCGAACGCTGCAGTGTGGGCGCTTGTTGAGCTGTGCGCACCCGTGCGGCTGCTCGATTTCGACCCGAAAGCGCCGGGCGGCGTCGTCGGCCAGCCGGTTTCGATGCCTTGGGTACAGATCGCCGCCGTCGCGGAGTCGCAAACCGAAAACACGATGCGCATGGTGCGCGCGTTCGCCAAAAAGGGTTCACGCGTCGTCGCCGACCACTGCCTTGACCCCGGTTTGAAGCTGTATCACAAGCTCGACGACGGTGGGAAGCTCGAAACGCTTACGAGCAGCTCCACCTCAGCCGAGGGTGCCGAGGCTACGGCGATCGTTGGCGACGAAACCGAGCATTGGCTCGGCAAAGGGGGCGAAGAGTTCGTAAATACGTTGGCGGACAACGTATCTAAGAGCGGTTCGCGCATGATCGAGACGTGCAACTCTTGGAAGCCGGGTATTGGCTCGGTTGCTGAGGCGACGTTTCGCGACTGGGAAGATCAAGAGGAGCGCATCGCCGTCAAGGGGGATACCAAAAGCGGCAGCAAGATCCTGTACGACGCCCGAATCGCCCCCGCTGACACCGATTTGACCGACCGCGACAGCCTAATGCGCGCCCTCGAGTGGGTCTATGACGACTGCTGGTGGGTGAACCCCGCCGGCCGAAGCCAACCCGCTGACCGTCGTGCCCGCCGCGCCAGCCGCGCCGACACCGGCGGCGATGCCGCAGC